GACGACAAGCTCGACATCGACGAGGCAATGGCCAATCAGATCCCATCGATTGTCGCCATGAATGCAGTGAAGAATGCGCAGGCTGCAATGGGACAAATGGGCGGTGGTCCAGCCGATCCGAATATGCAGGGCGCAGCGGGCGGAAACAACGTCGTTGCGATGCCATCCCCAGCGCAGGCTGGTGGATCGCTGCCTGCGATGGGCGCAAACAATGTCTAGCTTTTTTGCGCTACAACTGTCTGATTTATGTTGTACGACAGACAGATTGTCGGCAAAATAGTGGCATAGGAGGAACGTTATGGCAGATATGCAAAACGAGTCGGTTTCGTCCACCGACGAAGAGGATGTTGCAGCTGAAACCCTTGAGGCGACAGAGGCAAGTGAAGCGGAGTCATCCACCGCAGATGGCGATGATGATGAAGGTCTGCTCGCCGTAGTCCGAAATGCCGTTGAGGAATCAAAGGATGAGGACGACGAGAGTTCCATAGAGGCTTCGCCAGCCGAGGAAGAGGTAACGGACCAGGGTGAAGAGCAAGTCGAGGAATCTTCTGATGCGCACGAAGAAGAAGATTACGAAGGATTGCCCTTCAACAAGCACCCGCGCTTTCAAAAGCTGATCCGTCAGCGGAATGAGTATCGGGAGAAAGCTCAAAACTACGACTTTGTTCAGGATTTCATGGACCAGAACAGCTTGAGTGCCGACGAGGTGGCTCAGGGTTTCCGGCTCATGGCGATGATGAAATCGCAGCCTGAATTGGCGTACCAAGAGCTAGGCAAGATTGTTGGGGATTTGGCCCTGGCGTCTGGCGCAACTCTCCCAGAGGATCTTGCTCGCAAAGTCGAAGATGGCTATGTGGATCAAGAAACCGCTCAGACCCTATGGCGTGACCAGTTAAATGCGAGGCGGGAGGCAGAGCGAGCGGCAGCTGAGAATCAGCGCTACCGCATGGCTGAGCAACAGAACGTAGCACGTTCGATGGCTGAGTCTGTGATGGCCTGGGAAAGCACTGTTCGCAAAAACGACCCTGATTACGACCTTAAAGCAGACATGGTAGAAGATCGCGTTAAAGCTCTTGTCGCCGAGAGGGGCAGACCAAGATCAAACGCAGAGGCACAAGGCTTAGTCAAAGAGGCTTATGACCATGTGTCCGCGCGCTTGAAAACGGTCAAAGGCGTAAAACAGCCCATGAAAACAGCGGTCGGTGGAAAGGTAAGTGGAACGCCCACGCCTGAGCCTCAGTCGCTTCTGGACGTTATTCAGAACACCTTGGCTCAGAGGGCATGACTTTAATCATCTTCTGACGAGGTACTAATCATGGCATTTACTGCTGCTGAGTTGGCCAACATTGCCAACGCATCCCTGGACTACTTTATCGACAAAGGTAAAGTTTATTCTTCAACCATTCAGGACAAGCCGCTTTTGGCTGCTATGGACGCGAAGGCTAAAACCTTCCCTGGCGGCAAGGGTGACGTTTCTGTTGCTGTGAAGGGCGAGTACACCACTACGGTTGCTGGCTACACTCACAACGACACCGTGACCTACGCTAATCCTGCAAACATCCAGCGTGCTAACTACACCTGGCGTGAGCATCATGCTGGTATCAGCGTGACCCTGACCGAGCTCAAGCACGACGGCATTTCTGTCGTTGATTCCTTGAACAGCGGTTCAGTATCCAACCACTCTGGCCGTGAGCAAACCGCTCTTGCAAACCTGTTGCAGGACAAGCTCGAGGACATGATGGAAGGCTACGCTCGCGGCATGAACGATCTGCTGTGGGACGACGGTACGACCGATCCGAAGGCAATCGCTGGTATTCGCTCAATCATCAAGGACGATCCGACCCTGGCCGGTTCTACCGTTGGTGGCATCAATCAGTCTTTGGCTGCAAACGCTTGGTGGCGCAACCGCGTTGACCTGGCTGTTTCTACCACTGCTGGTGGTGTTGAGCTGACTGAGAAGCTGAACAGCGAGTTCCGCCAGCTGCGTCGCTACGGCGGTCGCCCTGACATCGCTCTCTGCGGTTCTGACTTCCTCGACCGTCTGGCAACCGAGCTTCGCAACAAGGGTTACTTCACCCAGAACGGCTTTGCTCGTCGCAACGACATCGGCGTAGGCGACATCACTCTGGAAGGTGTGGTGTTCAAGTACGACCCGAGCATGGATGACATCGGCACGACCCTTGGTGGCTCTACTGACTACGCGAAGCGTTGTTATGTTGTAGATAGCGCCAAGATCAACCTGATGTATATGGATGGCGAAAAGATGAAGCGCCATTCTCCTGCGCGTCCGGCGGATCAGTACGTTATGTACCGTTCCATCACCACGACTGCTGTTCTGGGTGCTTCCCAGCTCAACTGTCACGGTGTTTATCAGTTCTCGTAACTGATGGCAGGGGGAGTGGCTTCGGCTGCTCCCCCTTTTCACTTTAAGGAGTAACTATGCAAATTTGTACAGCCCTTGTTTTGATTGGTGGTGACATTGGAAACAGCGTCGGCGTCAACTTCGTTACTGCGCCTGAGATCGCAGTTTTACAGGCGAAGCATGGCCGCGATGCGATTCGCAACATCACGATCAAAGAAGATAAGAAAGTGGACCACGATGAAGAGCGTGAGCGTCTGGCGTTGAAGTACGGTGCAGAAACCGTTTTCTCGCTGTTTGGGCAATTTGGCAATCTGCCAGAAACCCTGAAAGAAGCGCGCATCCATGATGACTTCATCGAGGCTGATCTAACCGCAAAGCGTACTCGCAAGAAAACCGAGGACGTTGTAGAAGCAAGCGGAGAATAAAAGATGGCGCGTGGCACGACCCTGGGACAGCTAGTCGAAGATTTGCGAGCCGAAGCCGGTCACGCGCTTTCACCCGCACTTGGCGCATCAACGCGTGAAGTGATGATTTCAATCCTGCGCAGACAGCAGAAACGCCTATGGGAAGATTTTGCCTGGCCGTTCTTGCGTGTTCGCGAGGATGTTCCTGTGCAGGCTGGCCTGCGCTATTACAACATTCCGTCCAACCTGACTTACGAGCGCATCGAGCGTATGGAGTTCAAGTGGGGCGACCGCTGGATGCAGATGGGTTTTGGCATCGGCATCGAGCACATGAATCAGTACGACTCAGACCGCGACATCCGCAGCTATCCGGTGTATCGCTACCAAGAAGCGCCGAATGGTCAGGTCGAAGTCTGGCCGATTCCAAGCGAGAACGGCGATCTTACGATCCACGAAGGCATCCTTCGTTTTACCGGCATTCGTAACCTTGGTCCGCTGACCGCAGACAGCGACAGAGCGGACTTGGACGACCAGCTGATCGTTCTCTTTGCTGCAACAGAATTGCTGTCACGCCAAAAGGCGGGCGACGCAAAAGAAAAAGGCTTGCAGGCTCAAGCACACTATATGCGGTTGAAGGCGCGTAACTCGAAGTCTGATCCGTTTGTGATGAGCCAGGACGAGCCGCTCGCGTACACACCAAAGGGACCACCAATGGTCGCCATACAGAAACCGTGACATGGCTTACTTTCTCATTGAGGATTTTAAGGCTGGGCTAGATGCCCGCCGAATGGCAGTTTCGAGCGTACCTGGTTCTCTGCTCGAGCTGACAAACGCACACATTACTCGCGGCGGCGAGATCGAAAAGCGACCGGCATTTGTGCCGGTTTCTTCGTTGCCAAGCGACTCTTTTGGTCTGCACGCAGTAGGCACGGCGCTGTACACCTTTGGTTCGGCGGCAAGCGTCACGATCCCACCCGACGCGCCAGCAAATCTGACGTACCAGCAGCTCAGCCATCCTAGTGCGCTGAATATGACCAAGATCCTACATACCTCGACCTTCAATGGTTTGCCGTATGTCATTGCGCAGTACGACGATGGATCGGTCTGGCATTTCTACAACGGCTCACGCATCAGCGATTGGGAAGATGGCCGAGCGCGCGCCAGCTTCACGGTGACTGGCGGGACAGCAGGCGGCGTTCAGGCGACAGCCAGCTTCGAGGTGACAGGCGGGATCAACTCGCCATCGGACACCATTAGCCAGATTCGTATTGGCACGTTCCCACTCATTTCTGGCATCGTCCAGCATGACGGCTCTAATACCTCAACCGCAGCATCGGTGGCCAACGCGATCAACTCGTTTGTCGGCAGCCCTGATTTCACTGCGGTCGCAGCTGGATCAACAGTAACGATTACCGCTGTCACCCCAGGCACAACCTATAACGGCATGACGCTCAGCGTGACCACCAATGGCAGCTTTACTGTGGGCAGTCTGGTCAATGCGACTGGCGGCGTAGATAACGCGGTTGCGCTGATAACAGTCAATGGCGTGCGCATTACTGGCGCTCCGGTTTTGCATACCGGCGACGACGCTGAAACCGCAGAAGCCGTCGCGGCTGAGATCAACAACTACTCGAGCTCACCCGACTACTTTGCAACCTCCGTAGGCGCGAAAGTGAATGTGGTGTCGGTGACTGGCGGTACAGGGCCAAATGGCTATGGCGTTTTCATCGTCAACGCCGGCGATGTCACCACCAGCACAACCAGCACCTCAATGGCGGGCGGTGCTGCAACAGCAGGTACTTATATTCCTGGTGAATACGCGAAACCTGCTAAAGCCAAAATGTATTCGGTAGCCGGTTCTGCGCTGCATTTCTCCAAGATCGACGATCCGACTGACCTGTTTGATACTGTCGGTGGCGCTGGCTTCGTCAACCTATCAAATAGCGCGGAAGGTTCTGAGGTGCTGACCGCGATTGCAAACTACCAGACCAACCTGGCGATCTTTTCTGAGCGGACCGTGCAAATCTGGTTCATCGATGTCGATGCGGCAGCAAACCAACAGCTCCAAGTCTTGAATAACACCGGCGCGATTGCGCCTCGCTCGATTGTGGAGTGGGGTGATGCGGACGTGTTTTACCTGTCTGAGTCTGGAATTCGCTCGCTGCGCTCTCGCGACGCCTATAACGCTGCATTTACCAGCGACGTAGGGAACGCGATCGACGAGCTGATTACCGCAGAGCTGCGCACCAATCGTCTTGCTGCGCAGAATGCAATCGGCATCCTCGAGCCGCGCGATGGCCGGTATATGCTGGCCATTGGCGAGAAAATTTATGTGTTCAGCTACTTCTCGGCATCTAAGGTAAGCGCCTGGTCCACTTACGAGCCAGGCTTTGCTGTCGAGGCTTGGGGCATTGTGGGGCGGAAGCTGTACTGCCGAGCCGACAACCAGCTGTATTTGTTTGGCGGCGATGACGGCGCAACCTACGACAACTCGACGGTGACGGTCCAGTTGCCTTATCTGGATGCCAGCTCACCGGCGACCAAGAAATCCTTTTACGGCCTCGACATTGCGTGCGAAGGCCAGTGGACGATTGAAACCTGTACCGATCCGAATGACCTGACCAAGCGCCAGACTGTCGCAACGGTTTATGAAACAACCTACGACCTTGGACACGCGACATTGCAGGAATACGGCACAACGCTGGCATTCCGTTTGACCAACAACCTGACAGGTCCAGCGAAGATCGGCAATTTGGTGCTGCATTACACCGGCGGTGAGGCTGGGTGAAGGTAATCGATCAGATTTTGCCGTTGGTTTGGGATACGGCTTTTCGGATGCGGGAGAAGGATTACGAAGAGCTGAGCTGCATTTTTGAGGGTAAATCCCGCAAGGAATTGGCGGACATTTTGGCGGTTCAGTACGCGCCTCATCCGACAATCAAGCTGTATGCCCTAGACGACGGCACACCGACGGTGGTGATGGGATGGACGATGGTACGGCCTGGGACAGCTCAAATTGGGATGTTTGCCACCGATGACTTCGGTAGAATAAAAGCAGCGGTAAGTAAGCACATCGTCAGACATTTTTTCGACGACATCAATACTTACAACATACACCGCATGGAGTGTTTTAGCCTGGGTA